GTTTGGACGGCGTTCGACCCGAATGCGCTGGCTTTTGACATCACGGCGATACGGCGGTTTGCAGACGAGATCCTTCACACCAGCGATATTTTGAACCATGCAAAAACGAGCATCTTCCCAGTGCCGCAATGGATTTTGGATCTGGAAAGCGAGATCCCCGCTATCTCCGTGAACTAAGTTCGACCGAACCAGTCCGCTCAAACTCCCAGGCCATACTAAGCCCGTGACCGTGGTCTCCACTAGGGAGCGGTCACGGGCGTCAAACACGCAGAGATTCAACATATTGTTGACAGTACCGATACAGGTGGTCATGGTGTTCCTCGCAGACGGAGAGCGCCATGACCACCGAGACACCGCCCGATAGCTGGGTTAAGGCCTGGGCCGGCAAGCCGATTGACTTCGACATCCCGGACGGCGCCAAGGCGCGGCCGGCGATCTACGACGGCCACGTGCACGACGAGAATAGTCGGTTCAGTGTGGTTCTGACGGCCGATCAAATCGACGCCGACCTCATGCCCTATCTCCACCACAACCCGCGCCCACGTGGCTCGTTCGGCGTCACTAGCGGACGCCGGGTCAAGGTCGTTCCCGTCGTCGAAGTGGCGGGCTTCAATCTCAGCGCGACCGACACCGAGACGGCCGAGCGCTTTGCCGCGGCCTTCCCGGAAGAGGGCATCGTCGTACCGGCGAACAACGCGCTGGACCTCCCGCCCATCGACCGCCTGGTACGCGAGCTCGCCCGGCTGGACGCCCTGAACCTGCCGCGTGACGCTGTCTTCGAGGGTCGGCGGATGGTCGTGCACAGCATGGTCGCCGTGAAGGGCGTGAACTACGACCCCAACGTCAGGCACGGCTCTCCGCCAAAGCCGGACGCCGCCCTGTGGCTGCAGGGCATCACGCTCTACCTGTGACTCAGCTTTCCACCTTTTCTTGAACCTCACCTGGAGACCACCATGGCCATCGGACATCACGTAGACTTCGGCACGTCTAAGGAATTCCCCAACGACCCCATTCGCACCTTCTGGCCCTTCGGCACGACCGCCATCGTCACCGGCGGCAACGAAGGCATCGAAGTCAGTCAGTTGGCGGGTCGGTCGATCGGCGCCGACAGCTTGGCTTACTTCGTCGACCGCTTCGAGATCATCGCCAGCGCGACCATTCCCCAGCTCGACGTGCCGCCGGCGCCGACGGAACCCGTGACCCCAATTGAACCGGAGTCGGCCTCGGTCGTGATGCTTCGCCAGCTGCTCGCCGAACGTCGGGCCGAGCGCGATCGGGGCGTGGCGGCGAGGACCCGGCATCGAGAATTCCTGGTCAACCTCGAGCGCAAGGCCTCTGAGGTGAGGGACAAGGTTGCTGCGGACGACCGCCGCATCGTCGCCGCCATGGAAGCCGTCGCGGCCATCCTCGTCGACATCGAGAAGTTGGGCGGTCGGCCCGAGCCCGACGCGATCTAGGCGCGCTCACACATTCACCTTTTTCTTGAATCTCAAACATCGGGACCAAACTCATGACCGACCAACCCACTATCCTGATCCACGGGCCCCAGGGCAGCGGCAAGACGCGCCTCGCCAACTCGATCGCGGCCATGCTCCAAGTCACCGGCTTCGCGACCGCCATCGCGGACGAAGGTGAGCCGCTGACGGAAGCCGACGTCGAGGGCGGGCCTGGCCCCCTCATCGAGATCCACACCACCAACCAGGCCGTGAAGGTGGGCGATCCCCCGTTCCGTCTGGACTGCCTGATCCCGGCCGCCGTCGTGTCGCCGTTCGAGGCGGTGCGCGAGCTCTATTCCGACAAGATGACGGTGCCCGGCGCCGAGGCGATCAACGCCATGGTCCGCGACATTCACGGTCGCAACGTCACCGCCGGCTGGTGGACCGACCTGAAGACGGGCGAGAGCCTGGTCGGCAAGCGGAACTTCGGCGAGCTGCTGTGTCTGGTCCATTCCGAGGTGAGCGAGGCCATGGAGGGCCATCGCAAGGGCCTCATGGACGACAAACTGCCGGCCAGGAAGATGGCCGAGGTCGAGCTCGCCGACACCATCATCCGCATCTTCGACATCGCGGGCGGCTACGGCTTTGACCTCGGCGGAGCCCTGGTCGAGAAGTTGGCCTACAACGCGACCAGGGAGGACCACAAGCAGGAGGTCCGCCGCCTCGCTGGCGGGAAGGCCTACTAGCGATGGCCCGCTGCCCCGTCTGTGGCGCCGCCCCCGGCGACGCCTGCAAGCCCGCTCACACCGACCGTTGCGGCTGGGATGTGAAGCCGCCGGTTCCGAAAAGGAAGGTCCGCTGATGCGCCTCCCTAAGCGCCTCTATCCGTTCACGCCCTTCGGCTGGGTGCTCGTCGCTCAGTCGGTGGCGTGGTTCGGCCTGGCCCTCTTTCTGGCGCTCCAATGAGCGGCCCTGCTGAACGCCTGACGTCCTTGCGTCGCAAGGTCGGCGAAAACCTGGCGACGGCTGGCGCTCTGCGCTCCGACGAAGCCGCGCGTCTGGAATTCCTGCAACGCGCGATCGAGGTGCAGCGCGAGGTGGTCAAACTGGACGCCGAAATCACGGCCGCCCGTCCACCCTGTCGCATGTGCGGCCGCAAGGTCGTATCGCCCTGCAACGACGCCGAGGGCTATTACGAAGGCGGCCCTTGGGACAGTGCCTGCGAGACCTACGCGCGCGGAGGGGCGCGGCCATGACCGAGATCGTCGCCATCCCTCAAACCGAGCCCGTGGCCGTCGAGACCGGCGAAGGCATCTTCCTCGTTGCTCCCGATGGCACCGTGCTTGAGCGCCTGCGTGTTTCACGATCCGCTTGGGTCTTGCAGCGCAACGACTTCCCCTTCGCGGTCTATCTCGACCAGGTCGAGGCCACGGCCGAATGCCTTCGGCACCGCGAGGAAGATCGGAAGTGGCGGGAAGAGAACGCCCACGTGGCCGACGTCCGAGTGTTTTGGAACGTCTACCAGGCGACGTTGGAGGGTGACGAATGCCCGTGACCCACCAACTCGAAAGCCTGCAGCACCTCCCTGCGTCAGGTCGCTATCTCGGCGCCAGGGTCAAGGTCTGCTTCAACTACGACACCAGCGCGCTCTACGGAGGCGTCGTGGTTCGCGACGACACGACCGAGCCTGGCCTGATGATCATCCGCCTCGACAGTGGCGAGCATCTGACGAGCCTGGAGTGCCAGTGGTCGCTGGACGGGGGAAACAGCTGATGGCGTCCCACGACATCGCATCCATGCAACCGCACGATCGCCTTGGCCCGAGGCGCGCGCCGTTGAAATGGCAGCCACACTTCGAGGAGAACCTTGCTCGGGTGCTCCCCAACCGCCCCGATATCTTCGTCGAACTGACGCTGGTCAATGGCCAGAGAGTCCGCGTGCGGGCCCTAAGCGCCGCTCGAAAGGCCGCTCGATGACCACCCTCGCCTTCTCCGCCATTTTCGGCGTGACGCCCGGCTACGTCGAGCCGGCCTTCGAGCCGAGCGCCTGGACCGCCGAGCACACCGTTGCGACAGACTGGGTCGCCTGCTGCGAGGCGGAATACCACAAGTCCGGGCTGTCGATCGGCGGTTTCGTCACCGCCGGCCGTGTCGCCTATCCGACGACGTTCAGCTGCCCGGGCGCCGGCGAAGTCGCTGTCCAGGTCAACGGCGCCATGAACCCCGCCTTCTGCAACGACGCCGAGGCCTATCGCGCCGCCGTGCTGCGGGTCTGCGAGAAAGTCCGGGTCGCCCTAGCCCAGGAGACCGTGTTGGTGACGTTCACAGCCATCGAGGGCGTCTCGTATCTGACTTCGAGGGGTGTTCGGCATGTCGCATGAACTCGCAGCCGACATCGAAGCAACGCCCGAGGAGCAACGGGCAATCAACGCGCTCAAGCGCCTCGCCAAAAAGTGGCCGCGCTCGCTCTGGCTTTACAGCGCAGCCGGAACCCTTTGCGTCATGCAGGCCGACGAAAACGGCGAGCATCGCACAGGCGGCGGGGCCAGCGCCAACGATGGCATGGATCCCGACTACTGCCTTGAAACCATCAACATCCCAAACGATGGGGGCGATTGGTGACCCGCAACGAAGCCCGCCACGCCATGCTGCCGGTGCTCGAGATGTACGAGCGCCAGGCGGCGGGCCGTCTCGCCGGCCGGGGCCGCGAGCGCTATCAGCGACTGGCCGACGCCCTCCGCATCCTGATCCTGGCGAGCCCGCTATGACCGCTATCAGAGCCTTTAAGGTGCTGGAGACCGGCGACGGCACTGGCGGCATCGTTTACGCCAAGACGAACGCCCAGGCCCGTCGCGAGGGCGCGCAGCAGTTCGGTAGTGGCGACTTCTTTGGTGTCGAGTGTAGCCGCGCGCCGCAGTTCGACCTATTCGCGGATGGATGGTGGATGGAATGCGAAGAATGTGGCGCTCATGCCCGAACGGATAGCGGTGGCGTCGATCTGGTAAGCGGGTTCTATTGCAGTGAGCACGCCGACGTCTACGCCTGGCGGGTTCCGCATGACCGCGCCCTCTGGCACCAGGATGACTTTGCCTGGACGTCCCCAGCATCATGGTGGCCGGCGACCGTGCTTGAGGCGCTGAAGGCGGACCCGGATGCCGGCGTCGATCCGGCGCAGCGTGAGCACGAGGTCGAGTGCCTGGCCTCCATTGATCGGTGTTGCCGGTAGCGCAGTTTCAATAAAATGTTGACATTGCGTCGCGGCAAGGCGAACGATAGCTTCTAGTCAAGACCACAGGGACTCAGGACAAATGACCCTCGACGAAGCCCAAGCGCACGCGGACCGCCTGAACGCCGACGGCATCTGGCGCGATGAGTGGGGCTATTATATCGCCCGCGGCGGGCCTGAAGGCCGCTTCCCGGGCGAGTGGTTCGTAATGCGGCGCCCCAAAAAGACGGACGTCCGGGTCGCAGTTTTCGCGGACGGCCTGGTGTCGATCTCAGAGCGGGAGTGCGTGTTGTGACCGACGACCACGTCCGCCGCATCATCAAGCGCGAGCCCGCGACGCCGCCGCATCCGCTGTCGATCAAGGTCACCTTCGATTGCGGCCACAGCTACACCGCCCATGGCGCCTTTGCTCGCCAGTACCAGAACAACGACGAGGCGGTCTGCGAATACTGCCTCAAGGGCAGAATGAGGTTGCCCCAAAAGATTCGCCCCCATCAGGCAGGCTGGCTGCGCCGATCGGACCTCGACACGCCTGATTACGACATCTGGGAAATGCCCGACGGCGGTTTTCATCAGGCCCCTCCGGATCAGGAGCCTGTTCTGGAATGGCTGCCGTACGTTCGCATCACTGACGGTCGCAAATCTGAAGATCCGTCATGACCGAACGCGAGAAGATCGCCGCCCGCTGTCGGGCCCTCGCCGCCAAGACGGTTGCGAACGGCTGCACCGAGGCCGAGGCGCTTTCGGCCGCCGCCATGCTGGCCAGGATGCTCGCCGACCACAACCTGACCTTCGACGAAGTGCAGATGCGGGAGTCGCCGTTCGGCCGTCACACCGAACGCCACGATGACGCGGTTGGCGAGCGCCTGTGGAAGGTGGCCGACGGGATCGCGACACTGACAGGCGCCGTCTATTGGAAGTCCCGGGCCGGCGTCTATCCGTTCGAGATCAGCTTCTTCGGGTTCGACCATGAGGTCGACGTCGCCCGCTATCTGCTGGAAATCTGCGCCCGCGCGATGCGCCAGGAGCACGCCAAGCTACGTCGCGACTGGGGCCTGCTGAACGCCTCGGCCCAGCGCCGCAAGATCCTGCCGTTCCTGGACGGCATGGCCGACCGACTGCGGGAGCGCCTGGCCGCCATGAAGCCGCCGGCGCCGACCGGCAAGGGACTGGTGGTGCTGCGCGGCGCGCTGATCAAGCAGGGCCTAGACCTCGCGGGCATCAAGCTCGACGAAGCGCGGGCCAGGCCTAGCCGTGACGCCGACGAGACCTATCTTGACGGCCGCCGCGCGGCGGAGCGGGTAGGCCTGAACCAGGGGCTCGCCGGTGGCGGCCAGACGAGAGGGATGTTGCGATGACCGGCCGCCTAAAGCGCGTCAGCCCCGTCTACGAGCGTCGGGAGCGGGGCGACGTGGTGCAAATGGTCCAAGACCCGTTCACCGGCGACTGGTGGTTCCGCCACCGAGCCGCGAAGCGCGTCTGGCTCTTCGGCGAGTGGAAGGAGGTTGTTCAGTTGACACCCTGGGCGCGCCCCGAAATTCAAACCGGCGATCCTCGTTCAGGCGCAGAACTCAGCACTAGACAGGAGGCGGCCATGTTGCCGATCGGCGAATGACCCACGTCTCCCACATCAACAACGTCCCGGTCTCCGACGAACCCCTGCTCACCGGCTGGGGCCGGCTCGGCGAGATCAAGCTGACGACGGTCAAGGCCATCCTGTTCGACTATCACGGCCGGGAGCTGTGGTTGGCGAAGAAGAACTGCGGCGTCTGGGATGGCCACTATTACGCCAAGACCTGGGCCATTGCCTCCGCCAAGCTGTTCGCCGACGAGAAGGCGGACGCCGACCGCAAACGCACCAAGGCCGAGGACCAGACGCCGTTCATCGCGGCGGGGTGCACCGGCAAGCAGGCGTTCGCTAGCCCCACGGACGCCAACAAAGCGACCAGGCGTTCGGCGGTGAACCTGATCTCCTACAAGTGCGAGCACTGCCGGTCCTGGCACATCGGACCACCCAAGCCGAGAAAACGCGCCTAAACTTTCAACTATTTGTTGACACGCAATGCGGACCGGCCGCATGGTGAATGCAGAAGTCAGAGGGAAGACCGAGATGCACAAGCCCACCCACTTGAAGGTCGTCGACATGGCCCCGACCGAAACTATTGAGCAGATGCAAGACCGGATCGCGCGCGACGCCGTCGGCCTAGCCGCCGAATTCACCGAACGCCTGGGTATCATGATCGCCGACGCCGAGCGCCTGTCGAAGATCCGCGACCTGCCGGTCGGCATCCGCGAGGAAGTCCGTCAGGTTGGCCTGGCCATGAACCGCAGTCACCAGCGCATCGCGAACCTGCCGAAGCGCTAGACCCGCCGGGCGTTGTCACGCCCATTGTTTCAACATATTATTGAACGCATCACGAGGACCAACCTGTGAACCGCAATCACGAACCCGCCCAAGCCCGCTTCAAGCCGATCCTTGCCGACGGCCGCATCTTCGGGCACGGCGCCTTGCTCGCCCACCAGCGGCTGCGCGCCAAGGCCGACGCCCTGAAGGTGGGTTACGCCGATCTCGTCGAGCCCAAGAGGTCGCGTCAGGTCGAGCGTCGCATCGAACGGCTCTGGATGAAGCGCCAGGGGCATCGTCCGATGCGCGGTCCGATGATCCAGCTGCCGAAGCGGCCGGCCCTGACACTGGTCGCCCGCGGCGGTGACAGTCGGGAACATGGTCCGACCCGGATCATCAGCCACAAGCCGATCAGCAACACCGCCAAGCGGAGGGCGAAGGTTGCCGCCAGCCATGTGTTCGTGGGCGCAACCAGCGACGGATATCTGATCGACGACACCGGTGATCGTCGCTTCTGGCCCATCGACACCGAGTCGGCTGCTGCCGAAGGCACCGCCATGCACCAGGCCGCGGAAGAGCACCTGAAGGCCACCATCATCGACCCGACCGTCGCCATCAAGCCGAAGCGCAAGGCCGTGGCGAAGATCGACCAGTCCGAGCCCGAAGCGCCCGCCAAGCCGAAGCGCGTCCGTAAGCCCAAGGCCGACGCCTGATGGGTGCGCCCCAGTGGATCTTGGTAGCCGCGCTGGCTGGCACCGCCATTGGGGCGGTCCTCGCACACGGAAAACGCCAGGTGGTCATTCACGACCGCCGGCATCTTGCACTGGCCCTCGGCGCGATCGTCGTTGAGGCCGTGCTGCTGACCTGGGGAGGTTTCTGGTCATGAGCGACACCGACATCGACGGCTTGCTGGCCCAGGCGGCCGGGGTGGGACACAACTCGGGCAGCGAGCCCCACGCCGACGTCTTGAATTCGACGGCCCAGGGCCAGCTGAAGTCCATCATCGACCGCGTCGAGCGCCTGGAGGAAGACAAGGCCGCCATCTCCGAGGACATCAAGGAGATCTATATGGAGGCCAAGGGCAACGGCTTCGACGTGAAGATCCTCCGCAAGGTGGTTCGCATCCTGAAGCAGGACCGGGCGAAGCGCCAGGAGGAGATGGCGATCATCGACCTCTACCTGTCCGCCATCGGGGTTCTGTGAGCCATGGCCGGTACGCTCCACATCCTCACGGTGTACGCGGCAGGCCGGCCAATCTTCGTCACTTCGGCCCACGACAAAGCCGGCATTGAGCAGGCCGCAAAATCAGCGCCAGCGGGGTCGGGCAACGGCCGCAATCGGGTGCGCGTCTGGGACCAGACGTCGGCGGAAGACACCGCCATCCGTGGCTGGATCGAACGCTCAGGGTACCGGCTGTGACGCCCTCCGACCGCGTCCGCGCTGACCTGCTGAACGGCTTGGCCGCCATGGGTGACGCACTGGCCGACCGCGTCATGAAGAAGGCCGCCCGCCGCCCCTACTGGTGGGAGGATCCTGAAGTGGCCTTGGCCCAGCGCGAGGCGCTCAAGGATCAGGCCATCGTCTTCAACAATCACGCCATCGCCTGCCGCGAGCAGGCCGCCGGCATCCTCACGAAAGTCGCCACGTCATGAGCAAGTCCGACCTGGATCCGACCACGCCGCCGACCCTTGAGAAGCTGTTCGCCGAGGTGAAGCAGATGGGGGCCCGCATCAACAATCTGTTCCATCGCATGGACGGCCAGTGGCAGGCGAACCTGCGCAGTCGTGACAACAACAGCGTGTTCCAGTTTGGCTTCGGTCCGACGGCGTCCGACGCGATGCGCAGCGCCATCGCCAAATTTCGGCAGGGCGCAGGCGCCCGGATTGTTATGCATCACCCCACGGATGACGAGCGCGATCCACGCGTGATCGGCTCAACCAAGGAGGCGACCGCGCCCATCCCACGCGACGCTCTGCCGGACGCCGCCATCGGCGATCTCCTTTCGTGAACGTCAGCGTGGGGAACGTGAACGTCTCGGCCAGCCCGGAAAGCGTGACCCTGCGGATGCGTCACGTCGTCGCCGGCCATCCAGGCGCAGTGCTGGCGTTCTCGGAAGCGGCTCGCCTCGTCGAGGTGCTCACCGATCTTGTGCGCCGAGCAAAAGTTAACGCCCCGACCGAGTCTGACGTAGACGCACCCGACACTGATTTGCGGCCCTGTCGGCAGGTCGCGACTCCCAAACCCGTCGACATGGACGACCTTCTCGCATGACCGCGGTCACCCTTCATCCCGGCGATAATCGCGTGTCCCTGCGTCGCCTGATCGATGCTGGCGTGCGCGTGCATAGCGTGGTCACCGATGCGCCTTATGGCCTGGTCAGCGTGACGAAGCGCTTCGGCAAGGCCGGCGCCGCCGCAGCGAAGTTTGGCACTGACGGAGCGTTCTCTCGCGCCTCGGCCGGCTTCATGGGCAAGGCCTGGGACGGGACTGGAATAGAGCGCGATCCCGAGTTTTGGCGGCTAATCCACGACATCCTGCTGCCCGGCGGCTACGTGTTCGCGTTCAGCAGCTCGCGGACCGGCCACTGGCAGGCCTGTGCGATGGAACTCGCCGGCTTCGTCATGCACCCGATGCACGGCTGGACGTTCGGCAGCGGCTTTCCGAAGGCTCACAACGCCGCGATGGCGATCGACAAGGCGCTTGGGCTCGAAGGTTCGAAGGTCGCCTCGGGCGATCCCGTCCGCCGCATTCGACCGGGCGCCGACCAGAACAAGGGCGGCTCCTGGGAGAAGTTGGCTGACAGAGAATATCAGCCGGGGACCTACGTGCCAGCCAGTCCCGAAGCTGCGGAGTGGGACGGCTGGGCTTACGGGACCCAAAGCCAGAAGCCTGCCCTCGAGCCGATTTATCTCGGCCAGCGCCCGTTCAGCGAGCGCACGGGCGCTGCCAACCTGATGCTGCATGGCGTCGGCGCGGTGAATGTCGCCGGCTGCCGCGTGCCCTTCGCCAGCGACGAAGACGAGCGCGAAAGTAAAGAAAAGAACCAACACGCGCAGTTCGAAAGCGGCCCAATGACCAACGAGGTCTACGGCAAGTTCACGAAGGACCGCGACGACTACAATCCACCTGGAAGGTGGCCCGCGAACCTCCTGCATGACGGCACCCACGAGGTGGCGACGATGTTCCCGCAAGCCGGCCCGGACTCGGCCGCGCGCTTCTTCAACTGCTTCCCGCCGGACATGGACCCGCTGTTCTACCAGGGGAAGGCCGGCAAAAAAGACCGCGCCGGCTCGACCCACCCGACGGTCAAGCCGATCGCCCTGATGCAGCACCTAATCCGACACATCACGCCCCCCGGCGGCGTCGTCCTGGACCCGTTCGCGGGCAGCGGCACGACAGCCGAGGCTGCGCGGCGCGAAGGCTTCGATTGCATCTTGATGGAGGCCGAGCCCGAGTATCTGGACTTCCTGCGTCAGAGGTTCGATCTGCCGGCGCCCAGGTTGTCCCAGGACATCCTGGATTTGCTCGGCGGCAGCACAGCCGACATCTCGGCCCTTCTTCAGTGAGTCGCTCTCGCGATATGCGACATAACGACTCACTTTCTATCTTCGGTTGCCCTCAACCAATCGATAACCTCTAAACGTAGCCACAAGCGTCACAGTAGAAAATTAAGTTCTGGGGAAAGCACTATGAGCACGAAGACTCAAACCGTAAACGATCTGTCTTTCGTGCTCGATGAGGGCACGACGACTTCATTTTGGAATGTTGCGCCGACCGGCGATTGGACCTCGGACAACGAAATTGGTCGCTGTCACGCCGACGACTGCGTCGCGTACATCCAAGAGACTGGCAACCAAGCCGTGCTCGGCGCCGTCGTGCGGTCCATGATCGCCGCAGGGCGCTATACGGGCATTGAGGCAGGTTTCTCTGCGCGGATCGCAGCGCTCGCTATTTCTTGATCCTGTCGGCGAGGACCAGGCCGACGGCGGCCAGGAAGGGCAACAGCCACGGCATGTTCTTCGACATCCAGGCCCACAACGTAGCCGCCCCCTTCGCCTGATCTAAATCGGACTCGAGCTTGTCGATGCGTCGGAAGGCGCCGCCGAGCTCGCCCTTCAACTCCTTGATGTCGTCCCCGTGACGCTGCTCCTGCAGCCGGGTGACGTCCGTGCTCAACTTATCCAGCTTGTCGTTGAGACGCTCGAGCGTCTTCGTCTGGGCTTCCATGTTCGTCGCGAATTGGCGGCTCTGCATGGTGACCGCGTCCGCCAGCTGGCGGATAGCATGGATTTCGGCCGCTGCCAGGGCGTCCGGCTTTTCGACCGACATCATGATGGTGGGGAGTTCCTCGGGAGCCACGGGATCAGTCCCGGCAGGTTTTGATGACGGGTTCGACTTCGGCAGACCGAGCAATGCGTTGCTTACGGCCGGCGTAGACCAGCTGGTAACGATCCTCCGGTCCGGCCGCAGCGCGCAAGGCGGCGTCGGAGTCGACGTACTCGGGCGGGTCGCCGAGCTTCTTGGGCACGCAGCTCGTCGGTACGGGCACCTTCACTTCGACAGTGCGGATGATCGGCTCGGGTGGTGCGGCGTGGGTGCAGGCGCCGAGGACGGCCGCAGCCGTAACGATCAACAGGGCTCTCACTTCAAGTCCTCCAGGACGCGCTCATCCATCTCGATCATCCGCTGACAGGTATCCGCGCCAACCAGGGGGCGCATCAGGACGCCAATGCGGCGCTCGGCGGCCAGGGTGGCGGCCTGGGCGGTCGCAAGGCCCTGCTCGGCAGCGGCGAGGCGCTTCGCGCCCTCGGCGGCTTGCGTGGCGATGGCGGTGTTCTGGGTGCGGATCGCACCTTCCAGCATGGTGGTGTTCTCTCGGCACTGGGTGAGCATCGCCCCAAGACCTCGGATCGTCTCTTCGTGAGAGGCGATCTTGCGCACGTCGGCGCCGTGCTGGGCCTGGGAGATCATCAGGGCCACGGACAAACCGAGCGCTGCCGCGGACGCTACACCGGTTCCGATCTTCCAGGCTTGGGCTGCGAGCCAGGCCGCGATCACGACGGCAGTCCTACGCGGGTGGCCATCCAGCCGTTGGTGAAGTTTTCGTTTTGCTCGCGGCCCTCGGACAGCTCAATGTACCGTGCGCCTTGGAGACAGTTCAGAGCCTTGAGCATGGTCGCCTCACCGGTCACCGGGTTGCGCTTCAGATAGGCGGCGAGTGCGCGCGCCGTGTCCTTTCCGACGGCGCCATCGACCAAAATGTCGGGATAGTCGGCCGCCTGGCGATTGAGCGCGTTCAGGGCGCGCTGCAGGAAGATCCCCGCCGTGCCTGTGCCCATGTTGATGCCGGTGTCGTAGACCTCGGTGGCGATCTTCTCGGACAGCGGCGCCAGCAGATAGATGCCGGGCTTGGCATAATATTTCGCGCGCCGGATCGCCTCGGCTTGGGCGGCCGTCATGTCGATCATCCGGCCGGCGTAGCCGTTCTCTCGTGCGACGGCCACAGTGATACCGTGGTTGGTTTCGCCGCCGCGATCGTTCGGATTGTTGCTGTAGCCGCCCTCGATCGCCTTGGTCGGCGCGTCGAGTTTGAGGAAGAGGTCAGCCATTGGTCGGGCTTCCTTTGATCTCGACGGCGGTGTCCGCCGGAATTGTGAGAGTGGCGGTCGCGCCGTCAGTCGTGGGAGATGATCCCAGTTTGTCGACGGCGGACTTGAGCGTCTCGGTCTGCGCGACTTGGGCTGCGCGCGACGCGGTGTCGGCGCCGCCGAAGACCTTCCGGTAGACGGGGCCGACCATGTTGCCGAACACGAAGCCGATGACCGTTCCGAAGACGACTTCGTTCTTGTCCGGGATGGCCCAGTGCAGGAGGGAGAATAGCGTCAAGTTGGCCCCGACCATCGCGCCGATAGCCAGGACCCGCTCAATGAAGCGGTCTTCGCGTTCTTGAGGGGTCTCGGCCATAGGTGGCGCCGCCGGGTTGATCTTCAACAATATGTTGATCGTTACCCCAAACCTCGCCGAGCCGCAACAGCGTCTATAGGACGCGTCCTTGCATCCCGGCCAGCTGGTTGGCGATGCGGAAGCGCGTGTCTGGGTCTTCGGTCCGGTTCGTCGTGACGCCACCATAGAAGCGGCCGTAGAACCGCGCGCCGCCGTTCCCGTCCGAGAACAGACGCGCCTGCCCCGATACCGGATACGTGAGGCTGGGGACATCGGCGGCGTCGACCTTCACGCCGTCGTCGACCCGGAGCGTGGCTGGATACGATTGCAGCGCGATCACCGTGTCCTTGTTCAGCGCCGCGCCTCCATCGCCCGTATAGTTGTTGGGGTTGATGCGCATGGTGGCGTCGTCGGAACCCACAACGCCGACACGCCAGACTTCGTTGAAGCTGGGCGCCGACAACGATCGAGGAACGGAAATCAGGACCCGGCCGGCCGTGTCGATAGGCGCGCGACGAATAGCCAGCGCGGCGCTGACTTGTGCCCATCGCAGCGCGCCGGTCGCCCCGATGTTACCCACGGTGAGCCCGTCGACCTCAAGCCAGGTGACGCCGCCCTCTTGGCGAAGGATCGGCTGTCCAGAAACGAAGATGACGTGATTGCCCTTGCCCGACCTGTCGTCCATCCGAGCGACGACGCCGTCGACTTCCGCGGCCAGTGTGCCGCCCGCGTCCTGCCACAAAGTCCCCGGCGCGCCCGGTTCCCACCAGGCGAAGTCAGAGGCGCTGATGTCCAGCGGACCGATGGCGTCGTCTGGTCGATCCTGGATGGTGATCGTGATGTTCTGCGGCGCCGATACGTTTCCGTTGGTGTCGTGCATGACGACTTGAACATGCAGCTGGTGGCTGGGTAGGTCGGGGTTCTCGTAGTCCTGACGCGGCAAACGCAGTTGCGATCCGAACTTTGAGAACGCGCCCAGTTCGCTTCCACCGACCAGCCGCAATTGCGCTACCTCGTTGGCGGTAATGGCCCACGACCCCAGAATGTTTTCCGCGACGGCGAAAGTGGCCGCCGAGGTGATCGTAGGCGGGGTCACATCTGCCGGGTTCAGTGTGGCGAACACGCCGGCCGGATTGACAGAGTCGGCATTTTCCACCGACGACAGCAGGGCGCCGCTCGGCTTCGTCACAGCTGTCGATGGCGAGACGGCGATAATCCCGCCTTGCTCGCACAGGAACACCGGGCTGGTGACAGTCTGGGTGAATTCGCCACCATAGATCCGACACAGGGCTCCATTGAAGACGCTGACTTGGGCTTTGGAATAGGGGTTGGCTCCCGCGTTTTCAGTCGGTTCCAAGCCAACGCAATCGACCAGTTTCGACAGTCCCCAAAGCCTATAGTTGCGGTGATTACCTTCGGCCACGAACCGAACAACTTCAATCCCATCGCCTTTGTAGTCTATGCCGCCATCCGTGTTGTTCTTGGCGCCGCAGTCTTCGAGCAAGACATTGTAGTTTCCGCGCTCCCCTGCGAATCCATCCCCGTTCTGGTAGGCGTGCAAGGTGTCGATGTGATTATTGCCAAAGCATCGGCGGTAGGTGACGTCGTGCGCCGTCCCACCGAGAACAAACCCCGAAGCAAAGTTGTCTCCGTCCTGCCGCTCAGAATCCGCCAGGCAATCCTCAAACAAAATGTTGGAGCTGTTGTACTGCAACCGAGCGAAACGCTTGCTGTAGCCCCGACCTTGGCACCGCCGTACGACGAGGTTTGTGACAGACGCTGGCTCTCCGCCGCTCGATATTGTGTTTTCCAACAGGGTGTTTACGTTATAGGCAACAACATCCTCGATGGTGACATTGGACGCCGGCTCTCGGAAGCGAATGCATTGGCCGCAGTCATTGAACCGCAATTGGCGAATGTTCAAATTTGAGATTGCACCGAGGCGGAATATCTCAAAGCCGCTGGCTGCCCCTGCGATCCATGGGTTGGCTCGCGCACCGGTGAAAACGGCCTTAGCGGCCGTGCCGTTGGTGTTAAGCCCTTGGATGGTGACCCGGGTGGCATCCGACAGCCCGCCAGCGGTTATGGAAATCGGCGTGGACGTAGCGATCGCGTAGGGCCCGAGGTCCGCCGCCAGGAAGACGACCCGCCCCAACGCTCGAGCCTGGATGATCATCGTATTGATCGCCGAGATCGGCGCTGCGTTCGCCCAGTCGACGCCCGTCATGGCGCCAGCGCCGGTCGGGGAGACATATCGACCGACGAGGACCCCGGCGCGCGTGCGCGTAGACGTGGTCAGGATGTAGGGCTTCAGCATCGCCTAGCCCAAACTGCCGGTGATCCACCAAATGGCGGAAACGCCATCGACATTTCGAATGCAGATCGCGGAGCCCCCAGCGCCCGGCCCTCCGGAGCTCGTGGCGCCGCCTTCGGACAGAAAGTCCGCGCCGCCTTCGTCTAAAAAGTCGATGGTCCCGGTGCCGAACTGCACCCAGCTGAACGCGGATCCGACGGCCGCGTCGCCGGGGAGTGTCACGTCGCACGCGCCCTCGAATGCGAGCAGCTTGCCGAGATAATTGTCAGCGTACAGCAAGTTGGATCCGCCGATCCACATGACGTTCGCGCCCTTGTACTGTTGCAATAGCTGCGCCAGGTCGGCGGCGATTTCGGGGTTGGTGATGCCGCTCACGACGAGGACTCCTTCTCGACCACTTGGCCGGCGACGACGTGGTGCGTTTCACTGATTTCGATGCCGAAGAGCTCGGGCGGGACGGCTACCCACGGGCGCGCGGATGCCATGAGCCCTTCCATTTGCCCCTGCGTGATCCAGAGGATCGCGCCACTGGTCGAATCGTCGGGAAGCGGTTTGAAAAAGGCGGCTTCGATCATCAGTAAACCACCAGGCTGCTCAGAATTTTGTGGGTGACGTTCACCGACGAATGGCTGTTGAGCGTGACGGTGATCGTGATCGCGCCTGCCGCGCACGCGCGCGCGCCGGACATCGGCATCGAGGCTTCGCCGTTCGCGCCGCCGATCCGGTATTCCATCTCGCCGTCGATGTAGAGCTTCGCTTCCCAGGTGCGATCGCCACTGGGAAAGTTCGAGGCCATGTTGACGTCAGCGGTCACCATCGCATCCCGGGTCAAGATGACGGTGTGCTCCAGGAAGACTTTTTCGGTGCCGTCGCAGAAGACGGCCGACACGCCCTTGCTGATGGTCGGGACGGCGGCGGCGTTCGGCGCCAACGAGGGCGTGTCGACCGAACCATGCACCAACAGATTGCCGTCTATTTCCACGTCAGCCCGGAAGCGCACTTTGCCCAGAGCGGTGTTGATCTCGAACACCTTGATCGGATTTTCGGGATCGTCGGCCGACACGACACCGAAGTTGTCGACCAGGATGTTCATGTCGCCCAAGGTGCCATCGTTGGCGATCACCCAACCGACGACATGGCCGTTGACGTCGAGTTGCAGCGTCGCGCGCGCCAGCGCACCGTTGATCGCCTCTCGAAGGAAGCCCACCGAGGCATAACCGTCACCAACCTGACTCTTGATGTATTCCAGGCGCTGGGCGAACGTCTCGGTGGGCGAAACCTTGATGGCGTTGATGGCGAGCACGAAGGCTTCGTTCAGACCGTCGGCCGCGCCCAGCTTCTCCAGCGTCGTCTTCACGCCCTCGGCCGCCAGCAGGGCCTGGATGATGGCCTCGGCGTTGAAGTTGATGTCGGCGAAGATCTCTTCCGGCGTCCGGCCACCGATGGTCGCCACGTCGCCGGCCACCGACGCTTCGGTGGTGATCGGATTGGGTTCAAGCGTTCGCCATTCGCCAAGTGGCGCGCCGTCGACCTGATAGGCGACATCGACGACGTAGGGCGTCAGGCCGGCCAGCGGAGCTAGGATGATGCGGATTTCCGTCGCAGCTCGCAGATCGACGGTCGGATGGAACACGTAGTCCACCGCGCCCGTGGCCTTATGGTAGCGGGCGACCAGGCCGGTGGCGTTGGCGTTGTCTGGCGAGCCGAAGATGATCAAGCCCGGGACCTTCGAGCCGTCCTCGCCGGTGACGGTGCCGGTGACCACCTGGAAGGCGTCCTCGGCGGGCGCGGCGACCGGCGACGGGGGCGGCAGGACCGGAGGCGGTTCGGGCGGCAACGCGGCGCCGGCATCGGCCGGCAGACCCGTGACGGCGATCGAGTGCGCCTGTAGCGACCAAAGGCCGGTCCGGCGGGAGGCGACGCGGATCGTCAGCGCCGAATAGCGGGCAAACCAGGCCGCGGGCAGCGTGAGGCCGGACTCCGTCCAGAGGCCGCCCTGTTCGTAGACCTGGGCCCCACCTTGGTCGAACACGGTGACCACGGTTTCCTGGGCGTATTCCGGCGCCACGCTGCCGGCATTCCAGCGGACGACCTGGCCGTCTTCCAGCAGGCGGTTGCGGGTGCTCCAGGTGATGGCGATGTTGGCCGATCCGCCGATGGCCACAGCCCCGAAGCCCGTGGCGTTGACCTTGACGTTGGCCGGCCGCAGCGGAAGGTGGGGCCGCGCCGTCAGCGTGCCGGTCTCGATGGGCGCAAGCGACGCATCCAGCACGCCGAGTGAGGTGCGCGACAGCAGCTTGAACTCAGGACTCTCGCCCGCGGCGCGGCTATCCTGGTCGTCGGAAATCTTCTTGCCGGCGCCGACGAACCACATGGGGGTGCCGATGGGCCAGGCGCGCGGAACGGTGTCGAGCACGCCGCGGTTCAAGGTCCAGTCGAGGCCATCGTAGGAGTCGACCAGGGCCACTTCCATGCCCGCGTCGCCACCGGTCCCGATAAAGGCGAAACCACCAACTTCCGGGCCGATCTGCACGCCGCTCAGGTTTTCCAGGGCTAGGACGCTCGACGGCTCGGCCGCCATGGCGTGAACCAGCAGGATGCGGTCCAGCGTCGTCTTGGCGCCGGCGAGCTGGAAGCTGACCTCGCCGTTTGGCAGCGGCTGTTCGCTCATCAGATCGAAGGTGTCGGTGTCGAAGCCGGGCTGCCAGGCGAGGATGGCGGCGACGACCTCCGGATAGACCAGGGTCCGCGCGTCGGTCTCCAGCAGCACCGAGGACGACAGGAACATCGGCAGCGTGATGATCTCGACCTGGGCCATCGGCGCCGGCTCTTCGCCAGGCTCGATCCACCCTGTGCCCGGCTGGATGTCGCTGATCGGATGCTCCAGCGAGAAGATGTCCTCGAGCAGAGTCACCTTGATCTTGGAATCGCCGATCTTGCCGTAGTCGGCGTCGACCACGCGAACGATGAGGTCTGCGATATCGTATTCCGGCCAGTCGAGGATAAGCACCTCGCCCGGCAGCGTGTCCCAGAACGTCCGGTCGAGGAGACCTTCGCCCGCGGCCAGCGGCGATGACGCCGAGCGAAGGTCCCGCTCCGCCACGCGCATGGCCAAGCCGCTGTAGCGGATGCCGTAATAGTTGCGACTGTCTGGCGCCGGCGCGCCCTGCTTCTCGACCAGCGAGAGGTTCTGGACGACGACCGTCTCCTCTTCCTCGTTAGCCGGGTTGGTCCAGGTGACGGCGATCTCGTTGACCGTCTCGCCCCACATCTTCCGCTGGAAGCCGGACAGATCGGCGTTGTCGGGATTGATCCGACGAAGAGTCGAAACGTCGTAGTCGTCGCGAAATAACTTGAGCGTGTAGAGCCCTGTCCGCGGGTGAATGAAGAACGTCGCCTGGATGTGGTCGATGATCTCGCTAATGAAGTCCTGAACCGTCGCCTGCTTGGTCCAAATCATCGACAAGCCGAAACCTTCGGCGAACAGCGTGGTCGCGCATGTGATGAACGACGGACGGTCGATCAGCGAGGCTGGCAGTCCCAGGCCCCAATCGGTGTTCGTCAGGCACTCATAGATCATGTGCGCCGGGTTGGCGTCGGGGGCGTCCGGCGCATCGGGGTTCGCGATGAGCGCCATCGTCGTCTCCAGGCCCTTGGGGGACCGGGTGACGGTGGCGGTGATGGTCTGGGCGATGAGCGGGTTGTTCGACGACCACAGGAAGCCGCCGCCATACGCCGCGTCATAGGCGGTCGCCTTGCCGACGAAGAAGATCGAGGTGAGGCCGCGATAGCCTGGTGAGGTCGCAGTCGTGCGCCCCGACCGCGCCGCTAGGTGTTCGGGCATCGTCTGGTTGGAGCGGCCGGGCAGATAGTAGGCCTGGCCGACGACGCCGCCTTCCTTCTTCACCCCGCCGAACAGGTCCGGCTTGTTGATGTTGATGCCCTGGGGCGACGTCACCGTCCCCTGCCACATCACCTTGCCGTTGACCGTCAGGCGTCGAAGGGTGTCGACGGGACCAGACGCGATCCCGTAGTGCAGCGACATGTAGTAGTTGGTGACCAGCTGCTTGGCGGACGACTTACCCACGGGCTTGGCGCTCGCGGATCTTGTTCACGACCTCGGCGGCCAACTCGTCATTGGTCGCGAGCATGACGGATGCCATGATCCCACCCGCCATGAAGCCATGGAAGTCCAAGCGGTTGGCCTCAAACCATCGCCGGATGCCGCGCACGCAATGTCCGGTCTTGCGAATGTCGTCGATCGTCAGGTTGAAGTCTTCCATCACACCTTCACCTTGAACGAGCTCATGTATTGGTCGTAATAACCAAGGCAGTTGAGCCCCTTGACTTCGATCGTTCCGAACACGACAGGCTTAGGCTTGCCAGCATCGGCCGTCGGTGCTTCCGATTGCTTGGCGGCGTCCGGCTTAGGTGTCTTCGGCTTTGGCGCAAGGGCGTACGAGACGACCAAGATCGCCAGTTGGACCAAAAGAGTGGTGATCCAAGCCATGGTTGCGACTCAATAAAACGTCGAAACTCTGATGCCGAGCTCGGCCCAGAGTCGCTGCTGAAGAGGAAAGTCGATCGTCAGCGCTGCGACGTTCGGCTGCATCTGGATGGCCGCCAGTTGCTCGTGCCGAGCCGGATCAAACTCATCGTCGACAAGGTGCTGCCAGATCGCCTCGGCTTTCACCGGATCGAACAGATCGCACCAGGGGACGTGAAGCCCCTCGATGTCCCACAGCTGCTCGGCGTGGCGTTCGTCAATGGGAAGCTCGAGGCCTTGCTGCGTCAGTGAGTTTTGCACCTCGGCGGCATTACGGTGCAGGATAACCTTGCGGGCGGGGTGCGCATTCACCCATAGCGGCCATCGCCAAATGCCAGTGCAACTGACGCCGACCGGGAAGTCGGCCGGGTCGTCGCGCATCTCGTCCGCCTGTCGATCCCAGTCGGAATAGTGCGAGGTGTAGAGGGGGTCGTGTTCGCAATGGGCGCCTTGAGTCGACAGCCAGTTCGACGCCCACGTGGTGCCCGAACGCGGCAGGCCGATGATCATGAAGTCCAGCACGTCAGTTCGCCCTATCGGTAAGTTTCCACATAATGTTGAAAGTCGGATCGCGTCAATAGTAGGTGTTGCGCAGCGCCAGTGGGTTCTTGAGCGGGATGTCCTTCTCGCCACCGTAATTGAAGATATTGTTGTGCAGTGCGATGCAGTCGTCAGTTAGGCCGGCCAAGTGGTTGCAGCCATAGATGACCTTCATCGACATTCCCCCGGTCAGGCCCACGGCGGGTCCGTCCAGCAGCAGCTGCTCATTGCTCGAACCCTTCAGCTTCAGGATTGATCGGCTCTCTACACTGCCGTCGGCCGACGTCCATTCGGCCACGCCGTTGACGTACTTTGGCTTGCGGTCCTCGGGCGCCCAGCTGGCGTCCAGGGTGACGGTGGGCCCAGACACGCTGAGCACGTTGCGGACTGAGGTGGCGGCCTCGCGGTCGGCGCGGCACATAGGTCCATAGAGAACGTGGCCGCAGCCCAGCATGTAGTGGCGACGCAACATCGTCCGGCGCATCGAGGTGGCGTAGGACTCCATCGTATAGATGGCCTCGTTACGCGCGCGCTTGTGGCCGAGCACGCGGCCCGTCCAACTGACCAGGAATTCGTTCGCCGGATCGCCAATGTGGCCCTGCCTCACGATGAGAGTGATCACCTGAGATGGGGGCGCGTAGACGAAGCGCCGTGCCAGGTCGACGTTCTGCGGGGTGCGGACCTCGATCGTCTGCTTGTCGAGGGTGCCAGATGATTTGACCGCGCCCATCGTGATCGGGATAGGCTGGTAGGTCTTGCCACCAAAGGTGATGGGCTCTTCGTGATCGGTGTAGGCGTAATAGTTGCTGACGTGCAGGCCCCATTGGAAATGGAACAGGGAGACAGGCTCCCCCTTCTGACGGCTGCTTTCGCGCGATCCGAACGACATGGCGCCCCTACTCCGCTGGAAGGTCTTCGATGGTTTGGATGGCGGGCACGGTTTGAGCGACGCTGTTGGTCTCGTACTCGAATGTCAGTTCGTCACTGGCGAACCGACAGGCCGGCATCCAAGACACCCGGCTAATGGGCGAAACGGCCACGAGGGTCGGCCACGGGGTGTTGACGGTGATCAGCGTGTCTTCGCCAGCTACCGCGATATTGGTGATCGCCCGATAGATGCGGTCGCCGCTGCGCATCAGAACTTCCAAGGCGCGCTGCACGGTGTTGGTGGCGTAGGCATCGAACAAGCGGCGGCCGGCTACCAGGATGGTCGACGAGCCCGACACCATCGGGACCTTGGGCGCGATGTCCGCCAGGCCCGACGGAAGATAGAATTCTCCTTGGCGGCCCTTGGCCCGCTCGAACCAGCGCTGGATTTCCTGGATCTCGTCGGCCGTGGCGCCGAGGTAGCTGGCACGGAAGATTTGCGTGCCAAACTTCACGGGCCGGAAAGTGGCGATCTCGCCGCGGTCATAGTCGACGTTCTCCGACGGATAGGCGTAGGTGATGCCGATGTTGTCGCGCCAATTGGGCAGGAGCGACAGAATGGCACGGCCGTTCAGGCTGATCGCGGCAGCGCCCAAGGCTCGCGCCGGTTCGGAGGCAGGCCTGACGTTGTAGCGGATGGCCGCCGTGGCCGTCGTGTCGGTCAGCTGGGTTGTTTGGATCTCCCCTTCCAGCATTCCCTCAAGGCCGGGAGACAGGCGCGCAGACTTCGGCCACGCCAGGCTTGGCGTCGTGAAGTGGACGTAGGGGGCCGCGACCGAGTCGATGATCTTCATCTCAACCCGGTCGCCGTCTGTCAGGAATACGGCCGCCCCCACAGCCGCCCAGTCTGGTATCGGCACGACCGAAACCTGATAGGCCGCATCCGGCGCGGCGGCGCTGAGCGCCACTTCCCTGGTTGGGTCGGGCAGGATCATCGGTGCGTTCTGGTGGTTGTCCATCAACGCGCGGAAGGTCTGCAAGTCGACCAGGTTGACGAGGCTGGAAAACTCGATCGACTTGCGAGGGGTATGCCGAAGGGCGCGGCGCTGCTCCTTGCCGGATCGGCTCAGGATGATCTCGGTCTTGAAGCTTAGCGTCAGGCGTACTGGGTCGACCCAGTTCACCGCGAACGGCCAAGCAATGTCACCGATCGCCGGCATGGAGTCCTCTCAGCATTCGAGGCGACCATAGCGGCGACGGCGAGAATTTCAATATATTGTTGAAACTCTAGCCACCCATAGCCGCCTTGAAGCCCGCCGGATTGTTCCGCACCAGGTTCAGGATCGCCTTCTCGCCCGCCGACGTGTTCAGGCCCTGTTGCACCATGTCCCCGGCGTCGATGGCGTTGATGATCTTGAAGACCGGCGCCTTGCCGCCGCCCAGGCCGCCGTTGGCGACGTGGCGAGAGTCTTGGCGGGTCAACACCTCCTCGTCGCGCTCCAGGATCGCGGGGACCTCGCCTGCCCGCAGGCCAGGAATGCCGCCATCATGCAGGCGCTGAGCATTGGCGAACAGCGCGGCCGAGACTGAACGCGAAGCGCCTCCGCTGCCTGCGATGCCGCCGGTATGCTTCACGGCGGCGGACACCGCGCTGGCGATTGCGCCGCCAATACCGCCCCCTCCGCCACCGCCGGCCGCTCGCAGCGCGTTCAGGATTGTCTGCTTGATGATCATCAGCGCGATCTGGCGCAGGAAGTCTGCGGCGAACTGCCGGAACGCGTCCCACAATCCGTGAATGGCGTTTTCGCCATCGGCAAGGCTTTGCGCGAACTGATCGAAGCCATCGGTGGCGCCGGCGGCAAGCATTTCGTTGATGTCGCCGGCCGTCAGCCGGAATGTCCCGCCGAGCTCGGCGACCTTGCCGATGGTCGTGTCGATGGAAGCAATCGCCGCCTCGGCCTCAGGCCCGCCAAGGGAAAGCCAAAACGTCTTGGCCGACTCAAGCGCTGCGACGAGCTGTACATTTAGGTCGGCGATCTTCTGGCGCAGAGCGTCCATTCGCTCGCCGTCACCATTGTCCTCTGCGGTGCCCAACTGTCCGAGCAGCGAGTCACGTTGTGAGGCGATGTTTCCAGCCTGCGCCGTGTAGCCGGCCGCCATGTCCCTGGTCGCAGCGGCTTTCAGATCGTTGGGCAGGGTCTTGAGCCTGGCGATCGTCGCTTCGAGCTTGGGATTAAGCTCGGCGGTGCGAAGGGACTCGGAGAACGCGACGGCCGCCCCGGCAGCATTCTTCATCGCCGGCTCGAATTCGGCGTTGAGTTTGGCCAGGTCGAGGAGACCTTGCTTTTGAGTCAGATTGCCGCTCGCGACGCGATTATTGATGTCGGTGACAGCGTCGGCGCGCGACTTCTGCAGGGTGACCAGCTGCTCTTCGTACCACTGCTGCGTCGCCAGCTGCGCGAGAGTTTGGCGGTTCGCCTCGGCCTGGGCCCGCAGGGCGCCGAAATCAGCCGAGCCGGGCAACGCGGTCCGCTGCACCTTTTCCAACTTGGCCAGATAGTCGTCGACCACGCGGTTCACAGCAGCATAGCGCGAGGCCAGGTCGTCCTGCGCCGCGGCCGTGCCGTTGGTCATCGCGGTCAGATCGGATTGCAGCTGGCGAGCCTGGTCGGCGCGTTCCTGCGTCAGCTTTGCAAACTCGTCGTCTTCGGCGAGCTCCTTGGCCTTCTTGGCGGCGATGTCGGTCAGTCCGGCAGTCTGGGCGTCACGTAGCGCCTTCAGGCCCGCCTGACGAACGCGCTCGGCATCCTTCACCTCACCAGTAAGGAGCAGCTGCTCCTTCAGGTTGGCGATATATTCGTCATCCTTCTTGGTGTCGCGGACGCTAGGTTGCCCAGGCCCCGAGGTGACGCCGCCAGTGAAGAACTGATGGCCGCCACGCTCGAGGGTCTTCTTCGACGGATCGGCCCACGATGGCATGTCACGACCCATGGCCTTTTGGCCACCGGGCGACACGAACAGCGTCGCACCCTTGGTCGGATCCGCGATCTTGCCTTCGAGCACCGGCAGGATGTTCTCCAGCGCCTGCTTGAAGCGATCGGAGTTGACGTCGATCGCGTCCCACTTTTTCCGAGCGTCGGACCCGGGAGCGCCGACGGGCTCGAACTGGTTCTTGGCGGTCACCGTGTCGACGCCGCTCTTACCCGTCGCGGCCATCCGGTTCAGGATCACGGCCGCGACGTCCTGCTGGCCCTGAGCGTAACCGGGTTGCGCCTCCAAGATCACCGTCCGAACGATGGCGGAGATGTCGGCGGTGACATCGACCTTGCCTTTGCCATCCTTCGACCAGGAGATGCCGCCCACGACCTTCTGGTCGATGAAGTCGCCCAAGGGGCCACGCCCGCCGTAGCCGGTCGGCAGCGGTTTAGATTGCCAGTCCGGGATGCGGTTCACGCCGCCCGGCAAACCGCCGCCCCCTGCGGCGCCCTGAGCCTTGGCGCCGGGCAAGTTCTCGGCCACGTACTTCGCGAACTTGGCGAGCTCGCCCATCTCCTTGAGCGTGTTCTGAATGATGTCGGTGCGGCCCAGCCAGTCGAGGAAGGCCTTCCAGGCGTCGGTCACATCCTTGACGGCGTCGACCAGGGGGCCCTTGATCGTCTCGGCCCCGTCCTTCAGCTGCTTGTTCAGCAGACCGAGAGTCACGGCGCGCGCCTTCTCGCCCTCCCCGGCGTCGAACAGCGACTTGATGTATGCGCGCTGAGTCGGCTCGAGGAAGTTCAGCTCATCGTCGAGTTTGGCAATGGCCTCGTAGCCGCCCTTGAACGCTGGCCCGATCTTCGCCGCTGCCGTCGCCAGGTCGGTGCCGTAAGCCTTGGCCAGGTTCTTCACCGCGTCGGTGAATGCCGTCAGCTGCTCGGGCTTGATGCCCTCGGTGACGAAGCCTCGCAGCGCCTTCTTAGCGTCGTCTGCGGCAAAGCCGGCATCCTCCAGTGCCCGCGTCTGCAGGGCCAGGGACTTGGCGCTGTAGCTGGCCCCGTCGGCCATGGTCGCCAGCAGGCCCGAATACTCACGCGTGTTGGTGCTGAGATCGGTGATGCGCTTGATCGCGAGCGCCACGGTGCCGAGGACGACGGCAAGGGCCAGAACGCGCGGATCCTTCGCGTATTTGACGATGTTCTCAATCAGCTTGGGGAACAGCTGCAGCACCTGGCCGCCCTGCTGAGCTGCCGTCTGCGCCAGACTGGTCCCACTAGCCAACTGGGTGAAAACGTCGTTCACCTGATAACCGAGGTTCTGAAGTTCGTATGGCTTGAGGCCCAGAAACAGCCCCTTCCCGCCTGTCGCATTCTGCTTGCCGAATGCCTGGGCCGTCTTGTCGGCGACCGCCTTCAGATGGGTCTCCGCCGATGCCAATTCCTCGGCGGATATCGCGCCCTTCTTGTAGAGCACCTGGGCATCAGCGAGCTCGGCGTTCAGTCGCTCCTGGGCGGCCCCCAACGGATTGATTTGGGCGCGCAGCCGGGCAACGGCGTCGGCCTGGCTCACCACCTCGCGAGCGACCGCTTCGGCCGCCTCGGCCTCCGCCTCCATCCGCTTGCGCAGCTGACGCGAGAAATCGTCACCGGCCTGATTGGCGGTCAGCCCGGCCGTGTTCTGCCGTGCGGCCTCGATGCTCTTTAGTTCGGCGGCCTGCTCACGATAGGCCTTGGCGGTTTTCTCAGCAGCGGCGGCCAGTTTGGCTTGTTGCGCGACGGCTTCTGCCACTTCCGCAGCCTCGGCTTCCAGCCGTGCCCTCAGGCCCGACGAGAACGACGAGCCGGCTTGGCGCACACCGACGGCAGCATTCAAGTTATCCTGAAAGCGCTGAGCCTCGGCGCTCATCTTTGCGGCCACGGCCTGCTCGCGATACGCCTGAGCGGTTTTCGCGGCGGCGGCAGCCAGGGCCTTTTCCGCGCGAGCGGCCTGCTCGGCATCGGCGGCCAGCTGGTTCAGCGCGGCGCCGTCGCCGACGCTCTTCATGGCAACTTCAACAGCATTCGCCGCCGAACTGACTTCCTGTAGCGATGATCGCGCCGCGATCAGGGCGGTTTCCTGACGCTCCAGGCCGCTCACCAACTTGGACTGCTGGCTGACCAGACCGCGGTACGCGTCCTCAGTCGCCTTCAGGATGGGGGTGTTGACTGGGCCGATGAAGTCCGGCGCCTTGGTGGCTCGCAAGGCGTCGAGCGCGGCCTTGGCTGCGGTCATCTGGGCGGTGACGGCCTGATACTGGGCCTTGGTCTCAGCCAGTGTGGCCTTCTGCCGGTCGAACGCGTCGGCGGCCTTGTTGGCCTCGCCGTCGATCTTCCCGTAGGCCTTTTCGACAGCGCCCAAGGCATCCCGCAATTGCAGGAGCCCGGACGCCGTGTCTTTGGAACCGCCCGATACGTCTTCTTGCGCACCAGCCAAGGTTTGAAGCGCCTTGGAGATCGACGAGATCACCTTTTGCGCTTCGTCTTTGGCCCGTATTACAAGTTCAGCGTCGCGACGGGCCATGTCAGTCCTCGGTTAGTTCTTGTATCTGGTCGGAGAAGGCCTTGAGACGTTTCTTCAAGTCCTCTTTCTTCATCCCCTGCTGCGGGATCGTCATGAGGGCCAGCTGCAAGAGCACGGCCTTCTTGGCTGCGATTGCGTCAGAGCGCCGAACAATCATCTCGGCTTCGTCAGCAACCATCCCCAACGGATAAGACCAGGCGTCAAAGTGGCCGTGGTCCAACAGCAGGCTTATCTGTCGTCGGAGACCTTTGACCCAGTCTTCGAGGCTGAGAGGTTTTGAATCGCCCCCGACATTCCGCCCAGCACTCTTGCGACCGTCTCGATGACTTTTTTTGACGAGTTTTCTGTCGTGAAGGTCTGCTTGCCGATGGTCTCAAGAAGTTCCAGCTGCAAGGGGAACGGTAACTGCTTGGCCAACTCGATGGCTTCCTCGTCGCCGACGTCCGTCGCCAGGGCGATGATCTCGGCCGCGAAGTCAGGCGCTTGGTCCATGACCATGGCGCCGACCGCACTGGTGTCGTCGAGGTTGATGCCGCCGGCCATGGCCTGGTCGAACAGCACCTGGGCGACAACACGATTTCGACGGACCAAGCGAATGACGTCATCGAGCGAAACGCCCCTGACGGCGAGGGGGCCGCCAGGGGTTTCCACGATGACGTCGAACGACTTAAGTGCTTTCAGTCCCATGAAAGCCCCCTTAGGCCGCGATGGCCAGGCCGTTGCCGTAGAGACCTTCGAGCCCATCGCGCTCGAGCACCTCCACGGTGAACGGGATCTCGGCGAAGGCGTCGGCGCTCTTCAGCTGGATCTCGCCGTCCACCGTCAGCTTCACGTACGGCATGAACCAGTTCATGTTCTCGCCCTCCGCGTTGTAGCTGCGGTAGCGCAAGGTGCCCTCGACTTCGGTGTTGGCGGCGACCACGATGTTGCGCGTGGAGGTCTTGGTCTTGTAGCTGACCAGGATGTCGTCGCCGGGCGCGATGGAGCCGCCCACGAGCGGGATCACGTAGGCCTGCTCCATGTCGACGACATAGTCGGTGCCTTCGGTCTTGGTGACCGAACCGACCTTCACGATGACCTTGACCGTGGTCGAGGTGTGGAAGTCGAGATTGACGACGCCGGCCGGATTGTTGGCGCTGGTGCCCAGCTGATAGGCACGCCCCAACACCACGTCGTTGTGGGGCTCGTCGGTGAAGGTCGCGCCGACCACAGAGAGCACTGCGGCCGAACCCATGAGGGCGCGCGCCATGTTCTGCGGGCTGATGATGTCCGTCGTGAACGAGCCACTGCGGGTCACCGAGGTCACGACCGAACGGTTGCGCTTTTTCGTGCCGCGATCCGACCCCATGTGCTCGATCTTGGTCGTCGCGACACCCAGGCCGAAAGCCGTCGAATGGCCGATGTACTCCTCGCCACCGCTCGGAGTAGTGGTGCCGGGGAGGAACGGATCGAACCACAGCTCGCCGTTCCCGAGGGTCAGATACTTGTTACCGGATTCCAGGTCGGCGGAAGCCATGAGGTCGCTCCTTGTTGAGGGTTCACTAATATGTTGAAATTGCCGCTACGCATAGGGATTGTTCAGGTTCTCCGCTACGCCCAGCGTTACGGTCAGCCAGAAGTGGGCCTTGGCTGACACGAAGGTTTCCGGGGGGCGCACGACACCACCGCCGAAACTAAGCGACCGGACCTCGTTGCCCTGGCCGCGTCCCGGGCCCATGCCCAGCACGTTCGGGGTGCGGCCGGCCTCACCGAGACGGTTCTTTTCCTTGATCAGGCAGCGCTTGGCGTCGCCCATCAAGCGGTGGCCTGGATCGGTTGGGTGAGTCGGATCATCGTCGACCCATCCCTGAAGCAAAAGCTCCCAATCGCCGACGCTGCGGTCGCCGCGCACCTCCTGATCGGGCTGAAGCGGCTGCTCCAAGATCGAGAGCATGGGGATTGGGTCATCGGCGCCGAACCAGTCACGACCACGGAAAACGGACGTCGCAAGGTCGTGCCGATACCCGTTAGCCACCGTGATAGACCGAAGCGCGTCGGTAAGCGCGATGAGCACTCGCAGACGGAAGGGATCTTCGAAATCGGCCATGTCACAAGTCCAGTTTCAACAGACGGTGGAACTCGTCTTCGAGGCGGTCAGCCATGCTGGGCGCGATGTCCTGGGCGACACCCCGATCGCCGCCAAACACTTGATTTACCGAGGGCCCAAAAAGTAAGAACAGGTTCTTCCCGATTGGCAGCGGCTTCCACGCGCCCGTCGGAGGCCCGCCGGCTGTCCGAACGGCCAGCCCTTTGTTCCCGGACCGCAGCTGGAAGATGAAGGCGCGCCCTATGGTTTTAGTGGTGTCCTTCACCTTGACCTTCACGCCGCCCTGGCGCTGGCGGGCGGCCGGGGCCGTGCTGCCGACCACGAAGCGGGCCAGACTGGTGGGACGATCGCGCGCCGCGAGCACAGCGGCCAGATTGCCCACAGACGCCCGGCTGGTCACGCCCAAGCGCGGTTGTCCCTGGCCATCGAGCTCAGTGAGATAGCGCGCCGGGAAATTGATCTGCTCTCGGATCTCACGACTGGCGACGGCCCGCGCGTGGTCGACGGTCTTGTTGATGGCACGATAAGCAGCGACGGCGACGGCGCCTGCGATATCCTCAAGTCCGTCTCCGGTATCGAGCCCCTCCACAGCTACGATGTAGGGCTGCGTCATCAGACGAACTCCGCATCGATGTGGGCTTGGGTCATGACCGTGAGGTTGGCGGTTTGGGTGATGCCATCCGGCTCCTCGATCACGCCCAGTCGGTAGCCTTCTCGCTGACCAGAAAAGGACTCGGTCGCGTCGACCACGAAGAAGGCGTTGCGGACGGGGGCGACCTCGGAGCGCAGGAAGATCGCCTTGGGCTGGACGTCGGACCGCTCGGCGGCCGGTATGCCCTTCAGCTCGCCGAGGCGATCAAATTTCGTGTGTATCCGCACGGTCACGGGCAACGCCTCTGCGCCACGCACGGCATAGTAGTTCGCGGGGACCGACATCCGTTGATGAAGGTCCCCGCGAGCGCGGGTCTTGATGTCCCGCATATGGTTCATCAGTCGAGCAGACCGCCGGTGGCGCCAGCCGTCAGCTTGGCACGATGGTCGGAAATCCACGCCTCGGCCGCTTCCCTGGTGTCGAGGCCGTCGACCAATCGCTCATCGCCCTTCAGCACGGACCACTTAGCCGCGCCTCGGAACTTGGTGGTCAGGCCGTCGTCAGTGTCCGAGGCGCCGCCTGCGGCGTGCGGAGTCGGAGCGACGGGCTCGCCGGTCAGGATCGACGGGATTTCCGGCGCGACCTTGGCGGCGATGCGTTCAGCGGTGACGGTCGAGCCGCCATCGTCTTCGATCTGAGCCTTGTCGACGTTGGTGGCGGGACGCACGGCGCCCTGCTTTTCGAAGTCGGCGTAGTGGGCGTCGGACATGTCGACCACTTGGCCCGCCGGCACGGTCTTCAGTTCGCCGTCCTCGACATATTGGAGGGTGTGTTGAGCGTAGGCGGTTTTCGCCATGACGATTGATCCTCAATAAAAGGTTGAAGTTGTGGGGATGGACGTGCGCGCCCACCCCCGTCCGACTAGCCGAGAACGCGGGCCTTGAGGGTCCGGTTCGGGTTTGCCGGGATCATCAGCGGCGCGGCTTGCGTCATGATGAACCGCGCCGACGGATCGGGCTGGTTCCACATCTTCGCGAAGCGGCGAAGCGGCTGGATGCCCGCGTCCTCGTCGAGGATGGCGCCATAGGCCGGAACACCATCGACGCCGCCGCAGGTCAGCAGGACGTCCTTGGAATTCATGATCGGCACGACGGAGCCGTCGTCGTTCTGGAAGCTGCCGGTGTAGACCCAGCACTTCACGCCAGCGCCCATGGTGCCGACATAGGTGATGGGACGCTCGACGCTGGTCAGGACCAGGCCGCGCTCGAGGTCGACGTTGGACCCCTTCACGGTCAAGTCCATCAGGTCTTTCAGTTCGGAGTCCTTGCGGGCGACCGCCCAGGCAGCCGCACCGAAGATGATGTCCGTGAGCATCCCGCCGAAGGCGGCGGCGCCCATCGTATCCGACCAGGCCTGGATGTTGCCGACGATTGAGACGCCGCTTTCACCCCAACGCGCACCGGCGCCCAGGGTGATCGTGTGGCCGGCATCGCGACCGAAGTCGACGATGACCGACTGACCGGGCGTGCCGTCGTCACGGTAGTAGGTGATGGTCACCTTGCCATCGAGAATGGCTCGGGCGGCCATCCAGTCTTCCAGCTTGTCGATGGCGCCGTCGTGGAACCGCAGGATGCGGGCGACTTCGCGATCGTACCGGGCCTTCGGCGTCATGATAGCGCCGCCGGTCACCGAGCCGGTCAGGACTTCGCCGGGCATCCGGTGAAGCATCTCCGAGGCCCGCACGGCGTCCTTCGGCTTGGTGTAGGCCGGCTTGAACGACTGCAGGCTCTCGCCTTGACGGCGATAGATGGGCTTACCCTGCTCGGTCGGGATCATGAACGGCGCGATCTTGCGCTGGCTCGGGATCTTCTCGAACAGGATCTCTTCCGTCGGCGACAGGAAGGTGTTGCTCGCCGGGAAGAAATTGTCCCGGAAGAAGGCCGTTGGCGCCTCGTTCCGAAGGTCTTCTTGCACCCGCAGGAGAGTGCGGGGGGTATACAGATCGAGTGCCATTGGCTTTCGCCCCTTTCGTGGAAATTTGGCTAGGTCCGTCCGACGCTTAGGGCGCGGGGAACGTGGCGGCGGTCGGCCGACGGATGACGATTTGCGTCGGCGACGGGGCGCCTTCGAACGCCAGGCGCTTCTTGGTCGGCGTGTCGTAGGACGCCGGCCACTTGATGCGGTCGGGATTGAAGACGCCGGCACGGAACACGCCCGACCGCGCGGTCGAGTTGGCCCCGGTCACGATGTCGACCGTGGTGATGCCGGCGGCCGGCGCACCGGCAGCGGCGACGTTCCAACGACCGGAGGTCGCGACCACGGGCGTCAGAGCGGGAATGTTGACGTTGTCGGCGAACCACTCGTCGGTCGTGATCTGCCCGGGGCGATCGCCGGTGATCAGCGGATCGGTCTGGGTGATGGTGTCGGTCCACGAACCGGCGATGCCGGCAGTCGTGTCGCCGTTCGGGATGTCGATGGCCATTTTGCGGGCTCCCTTTCGGAGGTTGGCGCGGGTTGTTGGAGTTAGGCGGCCTTCGCCGGCTTGCGACCGATGCTGGCCAGGATGCTGGTGGCCGCGGCGTCATCGTCGCTCACCGACGCGTCGTCACCGCCGCCGTCGGCGCCGAGGTCCGGGTTGCCGGTGTTCTGCATGGCGGCGGCGAAACCGTTGTCGCCCGTAGCGGCAGCAGCGGCGGGCGCGGCCGGGGCAGCGACAGCGGCGGCGGCCGGCAGAGCGGCCAGCAGGCCCTTGGCCTGGTCGGAGCTCAGGTCGGTCGTCAGGGCCATGACCAGCGCGGCCGGCTGGCGATCCTTGGCCTCATCCAGACCGACGATGGCGCTGATGCGAGTACGTTCGGCTTGGACGCCTTCGGCCTTGCCAGCGGTGACGCCTTCAGCGCGAGCGGCGGTGACAGCGGCGTCGTGGGTGGCTTGATCGACACCCGTGGTGGTGGTTGCGGACATCACGTCCTCCTCTTCATTGTCGTTGGAAAGTTCGACCGCGAATGCAGCCAGGGCGTCGTCGAACGCGCCGATGGAGTCGGCGAACCCGTTCGCAACAGCTTCGGGAGCGGTGAACGTCATCGCCTCGGTGGCCCGAACGGCGTCTTCGTCCATCCCCCGGTTCCGGGCCACGGTGGCCACGAAAATCGAGTAGGGGTGCTCCATCTTCTCTTCGAAGCGCTTCAGCACGGCCTTGGACAGCGGCTCGTAGGAGTTGCCGTCGACCTTGTGCGCACCCTTCTTGATCCAGGTGATCTTGACCCCTTGGTTGTCCATCGCCTGGCTGACATCGACGTGCATCGACACGACGCCGACCGAACCCACACCGCCGGTGCGCGCAACGGTCACGGTGCCAACGGTGATGATGGAGAAGCCGGCCGAATAGGCGCTCTCGTTGGCATAGCCACGAACCGGCTTGACGTCCTTGAGGGCCCACATCTTGTCGACGAGGTCGAAGTTGCCCGCGACCATGCCGCCGGGGGTGTCGCATACCAAGGCGATGCCCTTGACGGCCGCGTCGTTCATGCCGCGCAGGTAGGCCTGCCAGATGTACTCGTAGCCGGTGGCCCAGCCGCCCATGGCGTAGGGGAAGTTGTTGAGTAGGACGCCCTTGACCGGGATTTGCAGAATACCGTCACGGACGACATACGGCCGATAGTGGACGGTCCAGCTGTCGGTCGACCAGAAGTCGTCATTGCTGGCCATCGTCTCCGACAGCGCCTTCATGGCGTCCGGCTGGGCCATGAGCCCGGCGATGCAGCCTTCGAAGCGATCCTGCATTTCGGGCGCGACCAGGGCGGGCACGCCAGCGAAGCGCTTGAGCAGCGGGGAGCTATGCATCTTCTTTTTCCCCGTCGGTCTTTTCGTCGTCGAGGGCGGGGCCGCCGTTGTGGCCCATCTGGCCCTTGGCCTTGGGCTCGACCCAAAGGCCGGCGGCGACCAGCATCCGCTTCTCGCGGGCGCGCTGGCGGATGATCTTGCGGAAGTCGAGGCCCAAGCGGGCGCTCTCGATCTCGATCGTCGAGATGCCGGCCTCGATGCGAAGGATCGCGGCCTCGGTCTCTTTCTTCTCGTCGATCTGGCCGCGGCTCGCGCCGATCCAGTCGCACGCCGTCAGCGCCTCGAACATCATGTTCAGGACGCCATTGGAGTAAAGCATCCCGGCCTTGTTGGCGGGGAAGGACTTCAGTTGGTCGGTGTTGATCGCCTCTTCCAACCAGCAGCGATAAATGTGCGTCGCCAGGCGGTCGGCGACGGCCTTCTTGCGCGACTGCATGAACTTCCAAGTCTCAGTCATCGCCGCGCGCGCCGAGCTGTAGTTCGTGTTCGTGTAGTCGCGGCTCAGCTGCTCGTAGGAGACGCCCAGGGCGCCGGCGATGTAGCGCAGCAGTGACTGTTCGAACTCGCTGCCGAGGTCGCCGCCCTGACCGGCTTGGTTCAGGTTCAGCTTCGACCCGGGCGGCAGATGCGGGATGCGCACGCCGTCTAGGTGCAGGTTCTTCGACTTGCTGGTGTAGCCGGCGACCGTCTTCAGATACGACCGCATGTAGTTTTCGATCGCGTCGGTGAAGCCCTCTTCGCCGCCGCCCGTCGCGCCGAGGCGTTGGAAAATTTCCTCGGTCGGCAGATCGGACTCGATGGTCGCGGCGTAGGTCGCGTTCGTGACGGCCTTTTGCAGCGCGATGTCGCGGAAGCGCTTGGTGACCCGGCACTCCTTCAGCGCCGTGACCATCTCCGAGATGCCGCGCGTTTGGTCGGGGCGGAACTGCTCGATGATGTGAATGAACTGCATCCGGCCCCAGGGCTTCGTCTTGGGGACGCGCTTCCACTGGTAGGCTTCGCTGTTCAGCCAGTCGTTCGGATGGGCCTTGCGGACGTGGTAGGCAATGGGCGCGCCGAACAGATCCTGCTCGACGCCACCGCGCATTCCGGGGCGCTCCATCTCACCAAGCGGGTTGGACAGACGATCCGGGTCGATCATCTGGAAGGCGGTGTTGAACGGCCGGGCCTGGCCCTTGAGCCATTCGACCGACGTCGCGACCTCGCCGCCCTGGACGTAGACCCCCAGGGCCAGGCGGATGAAACCCGTCAGGGTGTTCATCGACGAGGCGTCCATCCAGTTGTTCGGGCTCTCGGCCCACAGGGTGAACTTAGCCTCGACTTCCTTCTGGAAGGCCTCTTCCCACGCCTCGGTGAAGCCCAGGATGTCGGTCTCGGGCTTCGCGTTCAGCGTGAACTGCGAGCCGACGATGTTGTCTTTGTGCAGCGTCGCGCCGCCGGCCACATAGCTGTCGTTGCGCAGGGTGTCGCGCACGCGGCCGTCGATGACCTGCTTCTCGGGAATGATGTCCTGGTCGACCGTCTGGATCGGCGAGTCCCAGGTGGCCATCATCCGGTCGACCGACGACGAGCCGTCGTAGGCCGCGCCGCCCATCACCCGCACGCCCAGGTCGCCGGACATGCTGTCGCCGCCCCCGCCCGCTGGGACCACGGCGGACGGGGACGACGCTGCGAGCGGGGTTGCCCCCGCCAGCAGGGCTTCGATGTCTGGAGCGAAGCTCAACAGAACACCCGCATCGGGCCGACGTTGACCGTGCAGCCGGCGGCCGTCGCAATCTGGTTTTTCAGGCCTTGGATATAGAGGGCCAGAAGACCCGCATTGGCGACGGTGTACGACACCTTCTCGCCGTTCTGGTCGACGTACTCGCGCACCGACTTGCCCGTCATCAGCGCGTGATACGAGGCCTCGGCGTCAACAAGCATTTCGGCGAGGGTCATGCGATCCAATACCTGGGAGGTCGGCGTTACCCAGGTATATTCACTAAAACAGTGAAAGTGCAATAGTTAGTTGATTGTCAACATTTAGTTGACAGTCTAGCCAAGTTGATCGGCAAGATCTTCCATCGACACATCCGAGCGCTTTTTCTCGGCGAAGCGCGGCTCGGCCCCAGCCTGGCTGACCAAGTCATTGAGGTCCCACACCGCCGCCCAGCTGGGAGGCTTAGCCCAGTCGATGCTTTCGATCCGAATTGTCGGCGTCAGGCAGATGCCTTCGGCGTAATAGAGCAGGTCCCAGGCCTCGTTCTTCCGGCCCTTCTTGGGATCGTCCCAGCCATTGGGTCCGCGTACTTCAGCGGTCAGCTGAGAATAGAACCAATCGGGCGCCCATGTCGGATAGCGAACCATGCCGCCGCCGGCCTCGAAGCGTCCGAGCTTGTTGAATGCCTGGTCCTTCAAGATGTCCGAGTTTAGCAGCCAGACGGGTTCATCGCCGCGCGCGGCCGTGAAGCGGTCTTTCCGCTCGGCGTCAGGGAAGGAGTGCCGCACGCGCGGCGCCGACTTGCTCGACGCGCCCTTGACCAGGATGAAGCGCTTCTGGTGCCCAGGTGTCCAGTTGGCGTATTCGAGGGTGCCCTTGGGCGGCCCCTCCCCGAGATAGCGCCAGAACGCATAGGCGTTCGTCGTCACGCCGGCCTTGCCGCCGGAGTCCGACGACGTCAGCTTGATCTGCATCCGGCGTCCGGAGCCGTCTGCCAGCGGATAGGTCTTCTCGATCACCTGGGGAATCAGCAGATGCCAGTCCTCGGGATAGGCGGCCGGGTCGATCAAGTGATAGTCGCCGCGCTTGTCGGTTTGATCGATCCGATCTGACTTGCGGATCTTGAACATATCGATGACCGTGGTGTCGTTGCCCGGGCCGTGGCCATGCACCTGTACGACAAACGCGGGCTTGGCGCCGGCCTGGACGTCGACCGAGGCCGTGAGGAACCGAACCCAGTCGGGCACGGTCGGCTCAGCCATCGTCGAACCCCAGTCCTCGGCCCGCTCCTTCAGCTGCTCGGGGAGACGGCTGGCCTTTAGGGCCTTGGGCACATACGGGTCGCCTTGGTCGGCGTTGACCGTCTTCTTCAGGGGGCTCTCGTCGCCTGTCGACGCGTAGGCCTTCTCGGCGTTGAGGTGATTCAGGACGATGTCCGACCAGTCCTGCCAGTAGGCGGCTGGGCCCTTCATCCAGAACGAAGCGATCTTGGACCGGAGCGGTTTCATGCCGTTACGCGCGACAATGCCGCTTTCGGGCATCCAAATCATGCCCTCGCGCACCCACCGGCCGCCATTGTTCAGTTCGTCCTTCATGGACGCTTCGATCACGCAGCCGTTGTTCGGGCAAACCATGACGACGGCCTCGGCCGACTCCATGAAGTCCGAGCTCTCGGGGAAGCTCAGCGTTTGGAAGGTCGGCTCGAAGGCCTCCTTGCAGTCCGGACATTGCCAGTTCAGGCGCCGGCGATCGCCGCGGTTATAGAGCTCGAGGATGCCCTTGGCCGGCGGCGCCTCATGCGGGCGTTCCGGGCTGGGCCGCCAGTTGGGGTCGGTAACCTCCTTGCCGGGGGACGACTCGGCCACGGTCATGGCGAAGCGCTTGAAGGTGGTGCCGCGCTTCGCGGTCAAGTCGAAGGCGTTGCCCTCGCCCTCGATGTCGTCGGCGATGCCGTCATAGTCGGGGATCCAGTGCCGCTGCACGGTCTTGCCGCGCAGGTTAGACACCGTCGGCCAGGTGACCTGCAGGCGCATCCCGGACAGGAAGCGCTTGTCGTACACGTTGTCGTTCTGGCGGCCTGGGACCAAGCGGTTCCGCACCTCGTCGCTGGCGTTGAGCATCCGCGTCAGGTCAGCCAGCGACCAATCCCGGCCGGTCGACTGGGTGTTGTGGACCAGCAGCATGTCCGATGGATCGCAGACCACGCTGTAGGCGAGCCAGTTGAGGAACGCCGCCGACTTACCGGTCCGGGCCGGGCCGACGAACACCATGCCCGTATGCTCAAGGCTGGTGAGCGTCTCCATCGGCTCGATCAAGTAGGGGGTCTTCGTCGGGTCCCATGGCCCCGAGTGCGAGCCGGGCGACCTGACGATGTGATATTTGTGGCCGGCCTGCGGGACTGTCAGGCGCTCGGGCGGGCGCACGGCCTGCGCGCTCGCAACGATCATGTCCTGGATCGTGTGGAACGTCATTCGAGGAGGCTGCCGATCTCGTAATCGACCTCCTCGGGCTCGGCGATAGGATCGACGGCCTTGCTGCGGGTCTGCTTCGCGGCCGGCATGGCGATCAGCCGCTCATGGATGTCGGTCTGCAAGGCTGAGACGTTGCCCATCAGCGCGGCATACTGCTCGGTCGACATGGCCGCCTTGCCAGGCAGGTTCTCAATCCACAGCTGGGTGGCTTCCTTCAGGTTGATGAAGAGGTCACCGAAGACCTGCAACACATCCTCAGTGGCCCAGGCGTCGGCGGCTTCGAGCTCGTACTTGAGCCGGATGCGCTTGGCCTCCCAGTAGGTCTTGTTGATGTGGTTGGGCAGCTTGGCTGGGTCTAGCGACTTGATGTACTCGTCCATGTCCATTTTGGGCTTCACGAGAAAGCCGGACGCCTGAACGAAGTCGTAGACCGGCCGGCCGTTGCCGGCGTTGCCCAGCGACGGACAGCGCACCAGGCGCTTCTTCACGGTCTGGGGATCCATCCGGAAGACCTTGGCCAGCCAGTTGACCGTGACCGGCTGGAGGAAGTCAGCCCAGTCCGGCGCCGTGCCCTGCCCGGCCGCCGCGCGCGAGATGTCCTTCTGCGTTAGCTTGGCCTTCGCGGCCTGCAGCTGTTCCTCGACCTCCTCGTTGGTCGGCCGGCCCACGCGTTCCCTCGGCGGCGCATACGAACTGCGCCCGCGCTTGGGTGCCTCAGGCGCCGGTTCGACGACGATCTGCTCGATTGGATTGGGATCCGGGTCCGGGGCCACGGCGGCGTCCAGTAGGTCGTCGATGTTCATGCGAGCAGGTCACCGATCTGCGGGTCAATCTGATCCCAGAGCCAGCGGTCGACCACGGCCTTCGGCCAGACCGAGGTGCGGTATCCGAGCTTCGCCGGCTTGGGGAAGGTGCCTTTCCTGATCCGCCGATAGAGCTCCGACTTCGAAAGCCCGGACCGCTCGCGGACCTCAGGCAGGCGAAGGAAGCGTGTGTCGGCGGTTGCCCCCTGGCTGATCATTGGCGTCCTTCGGTTCGTGCTCCGGAAGCATATTCACCTTTTTGTTGACACTCAAGGCAAGAGTTGAAATCTTGTCGTCGCCGCTCCTTGATCCCTCGCTGGGCGCGGCCGGCTGATCGTGACGCGATCGCGGCCCTGGCGCCTCAGCAACGCCAGGGCCCAAGCACTAGGACAGCAGCGAGGCGATTTCCGATTTCTTGTCCAGGTAGGCCGACCACCAGGCCATCATGGCGGTGCGCTCCTTAAGCCATTGGGCTGAATTATAAGCCGCCCGCACCCGGTCCTCCTCGACGTGTGCCAGCTGCATCTCCACCCAGTCGCTATTGAAGCCGTTCTCATTCAGCACGGTCGACGCCAGCCCGCGCATCCCGTGAACGGTGGCGCGGGAATGCAGACCGAGTCGATAGAGGCAATAGATGAGCGTGTTGGCGCTCAGCGCCCCGTCGCGACTCTTGCCCGGGAAGACGAACTGGCTCTGCACGCGCATCGACGCGGCGAGCTGCGCGGCCTCATCCAGCAGGCGGACCGCGCGCGGCGTGAGCGGCACCAGGTGTTCGCGGTGCATCTTCATTCGCTCAGGCGGAATGCGCCACACCGGGTTCGGTCCGCGCAAACCCTCGATCTCTGACCACTGAGCGTAGCGGACCTCGCTGGTGCGGACGAAGGTAGTCAACACGAAGTCCAGCGCCAGGCGGGTCATGGCGTCGCCGTCATAGGCGGCCAGCTTCGTCATGAAGTCCGGCAGGTCGCGTTCCTTCAGCGCGGCGCGGTGTTTCACCCGGGGCTTGGGTTTCAGAGCGTTGCCTAGGTAGGCGGCCGGGTCGATCTCGGCCAAGTCGTCGGCGATGGCATAGCGGAACACCTGGCTAATCGACTGGCGGATGCGCTTGGTGATGTCGAGCGCGCCGCGGGCTTCGACCTTCCGCAGCAGGGCCAGGATGTTCGCCGACTTGATCTCGATCAGGGGCAAATCGCCGATAGCCGGGTAGACGTCCTCGACGAGGCGATTGCGGATGCGCAGCATGTGGCCGGCGGACCAGACGTACGTCTTGCTGCCCAGCCATTCCTCCGCCGCCCACTTGAACGTCGGCAGGCCCTGTCGCTTGTGCTCGGCGACCTTCTTGGCCTCGCCTGGGTCAGCACCCGCCTCCAAGACCTTCTTGGCCGCGTGGCGTCGATCCCGCGCCTCGGCCAGTGTCACGACAGGGTAGGCGCCGAACGACAGTGTCTTCTGCTTCCCGCCGAACCGATAGGCCATCCGCCAAAGCCGACTGCCGTTCACCGGCACGAAAAGATAGAGGCCCTCCGAGTCGGACAGCTTGTAGGGCCGCTCCTTCGCCTTGGCATGACGACAGGCCAGTTCAGTGAGCGCCAT